TGTGGAAGCTAAACCACTGACTGCTCCCATTATGATAGCTTCGACTGTAAAGCCTTGAATAACGCCACCTAAAATAGCGCCTAGAATGCCCACGATTAGTGGGATAGATTCTCGAGCTGGTTGTAAAGCTGGCGTAGCTCGAATGACATAGCCCACGATTAAACCAGCAATCACTATAATAGGAATTAAGTAATCATTAATTTCTTGAAAGTCCATTTACTCACCTCCCTTCAGTTGAATAAAACTTGTACAATGGCGCTTATCACTCCGCCAGCTCCTGCTGATACAGTGACGATTTTCCACAGAGAAGACCAGTTAAGCATCTTAAGTTCATGGCTGCGTTTTTCCGAGTTGTCATTGCGGTTTAGAATCGCTTGCAGTATCTCGTTGTTTTGCTCAGACTGGCGTGTATTTTGCTCCCGTAGAAAATGATTGGATTCGTCTACACGGGACAACCCATTGTTTAAGTCCTTTTGCATTTCCACGAGATTATTACTCAAGCGCGCAATTTCCTTATCATGTTGTTTTATCTTCTTGTCGTGTTCGTTTACTCGGTCCTCAAGCTCCAACGAACCACCTCCTAACTAACTAAAAATCAAAGTATCAAGCCATAAAAAAGAGGCACACCCTTAGGCCTACCTCTCGCAACTATTCTTCTGGTGGTTCAAGGTTTTCTTCGGTTTCTTCGGGATAAGGTTCATTGTCCTCAACAAACTTGGTTATCCGGTCGAAGCATTCCTGCTCGATTTGCCCACGGTTGAGGTAGTTCAGGGCAAAGATGTTGACTTGGTTTTTGAAAAAGGCGTGGTTTAAGTAGCCTTCTGTTAAGTTTTCCTCGATAAATTCTTGTATGTTAAACATTTTATATGCTTCCTCCTAGGTTTGTGATGGCGTTCACGAGTTTATTATACTGGTCTTGCGTGACGATTTCGTGCGGGTTTGGATTCCAAGGAGTGGCTAAAGAGCCCGTTTGCAATTTAACGTCAGTATATATCACGCCGTTTCCTCGAGTACCTCCGCTGTATCCTGCATAAACGTAAATTTTATGAAGTGTTTTTGACAAAGTAAAAGTTTTACTGAACTCATTGTCTGAAATTTCCATCTCATCGAATCCTCCGGATGCGTTGTTCTCATCTCTAAAATTAATAGAAATATTGTCGAAGCCACCATCTGTAATTTCTAATTTTCCTGAAATTGTGATTTCAGTGCCAGCTGGTATAAGCTCTGAAAGATAGTAGGTGGTAAAGTTTGAATTATCCCTAGGTTTACCTGAGTTCCTGGCTTCTATCACCCTTTTTTTGGAATCCAAAAGATAGTTTTTATTGCTATAATCTATATCATTCATCGTTTTTATAGCTTCATCTCGAGCGCTTTCGGTGCTTTTCACAGCCTCGTCTATACTGTAGCTAGCTTCATCTGCCTTGCTCTGCACATCAGACTTGGCTTGGTTGGCGGTTTTTATCGTGTCGTCGGCTGTTTGGTTTACTTCGGATATGGCACTATCGCTTGTATCAGAAACCTCTGTCACCTTTTGGCTGATGGTTTCTTTCGCGCCGTCGGCTGCCTCTTGCACTTCTGCTTTAATATCTTCAAAGTCTTTCACATACTTGTCACCGGCTTCAGGAATCACGTCAGTAATCAAAGACCGCTTAATTTCAAACGTAAAATGCCCCTCGTCCGTGTGGCTTCCGTCAGAAAAATCGAGATATACATAGCTGGTAACTTTGCCCTCATAGCCTAGGAGGTTATCAGGCAGAACGTATTTCGCTGTGCCTTGTATGGCACTTATTACTTCGATTTCATCACTTTTAGGGATAAATTCTTTCCCGCCATCATCATTTAAAATCATGACCAAGTGGACGGTCGCCTTGCTTAAGTCGGTTGGCTCACCATCTTGCCCGCGGAACTGAAAGTATAAAGCAGCGGAATTTTTATCGTAGCTGTAAAAGGTATAGCCTGTTTGCCTTACCTTATTCCCTTTGGCGCTTGCTTGGATTTCTACATCGCCCTTTTTACGTATTGGCACGCTATCAACTCCTGTCATCTTGTTTGTCTTTGTCAAGCAATGCTTGCACGCCTTCTTGATATTCTTGTGGTACCTCGTTCATAGTCCGGCGTTTATTTACAATCAGGTTATGGTACAGGCGTGTCCATGCACCTTTTAGACTATTGTTCATGCTAAACACCTCCAGAAAATTGCGAAACGATGTCTTGTAAGTCGACAATTTGCTGCTTCATAGATTCCATTTCCGTAGGTTCTTCTTCGGGCAAGTCTAAGTCCTCAAAGTCTTCTGTCCAACCCTCAGGGATTTTTTTACCCTCTGCGATGAATTTTTGCTGGAACTTGGCTTCGCTGTCTGGATTGCTGATTTTTTTGTATATTGTACGCATTAGCTAAAGATCTGACCTCCTAGTACCTTTTGTTCCACTAGACTTCCCGTGATATTTTCCCCTTCGCGATAAATAATCGAAGCGTCAGAGAGAAAAACGGTATCATTTCCTGTTCCGACCAAAGAACTAGTTACACGTGTTTGAGAACAATATTTTGCCAAGACTGCCGTTTTTTGGTTTGAAGCTATGCTACCGTAAATAGCACCAGTTGTGCCATCAAAGTAATAAGCATTATATTCTTCAAAACTTTTGGTATTTATTACAGCTCGACAATTGCTGATCGCTCCGTAGTTTGTGCGAGCAAACGTAATGAAGGAGTTTCTATACATGCTTTGCGGGTCCGTTTGAGTCATTCCCTGAACTCGGCAATACATACCACAATCTACAAAAGTAATAGAGCGAACCATAACGCTAGTGTTGGCTTCTTTTGCATTTTCTTCATCATTTTTTGTTGATAAGATTTCTAAACGAGACGAGCGAATTCCGGGAACTGTCACATCTTCTAAATAAACGCCTGCTTCTACAAAAATGGAAAACTCCGTTCCAGAAATCAAAGGTAAAGAATCAACCGCCGCTTGAATTGTTCGGTAGGGACGATTTTCGCTCCCGTCAGCTAAACTATTATCGCCTCTGCTTTCCGATACATAGATTTTTTGTGTAGACCCTAAACGATCGTAGTCCTTTTGAATAAAATCGCTCAGCCCCTCAACGGCATTCGCATGAGTTGCTACATATTTAGGTTCACCGTTTTCTTGGAGTTGTACGATGTCTGCTTTTGTCATGTGTTATTCTTCCTTTCTTCTATTGGATAACTTCTACGCCAACGGTTAAGCTAATATTTAACCATTTGCCAGCGCCGAAACTTGTACTGTTGCCGTTGTTGTCTCTGAAACGAGTAATAATAATTTGATTGCTTTGATCATTATCATTGATAGATTTTGCGTAAGTTGTAAATGTGTTGTGTGATGACCCTTGGCTTACTTTGACATCTTGCATAAATATAGCTAACCGATACGGCAAAGTCGCAACAGCAACCTCAGAATCTTTTTCCAACGTTTCTAAATTTCGGATGGAACCATAAATGCGACAAATTGGACCGATGCGCACATATTGTAGCTTTGTACTCTCTGCATCTTTTAATGTTTCCTCGTTATTGTAATTTTCGAAACCTTTTTCAGGTGTTAAAAAGCCGTGTTCGCCCTCGACCATTTCGCTCATTTCTGTTTTTAAGCGATTGAGGCGTTGACTAGTTTCGGAAACATTGCCCTCGAATTGACGAATTGTTCTTTCAAGCTCAGGATAGTCGCCATTTATTAACAAATCTTCTAAGCCATTTATAGCTTCTATGTTTGTTTCTGGATAATATTGTCGTTGTGTGCCTTTATCGTCTACTTGCATCAATTTGCGTATATCAACCGACATCTAACTCACCTACTTTCGTAAAATAAAACGTACTATTATCATCAGGACCTACATTATCGATGACAAGACCACCCTCAAAACGTGGGGTATCCACTGTTCCAAGCTCGGCTAACTCATGATTTTTAGTAAATTGGCTATCTTCCAGAATTATAGAATCTTCTACTTTGTGACTGATAAAGCTAATGCCATTTTGCTCAACGTTGTCAATCCGTCTGCGTAAAGTGGGAAAACTTTCGTTTGTAATCCCAGACGTTCGAGCATCTATCACTTCGTTAACATCTGTATTGCCAGCGATTTGCTTATCGTAGCGATCTTCTAGCTGGTCCTGACGTCTTTTGGTACCTGAAGATATATCGTGGGCTTCAGTAGCCACCACGGAACTAATTTCTTCCGCTTGTGCCATAGCACCGCGCACATCTTTGCCATACATCTTCTCTCGTACGGCTTGTGTTCGTTTTCTTACACGGTCATCAATTTTGCCTGTGTCATAATCATCGGGAAAGTTATTGCTTTCAGGATCGTGATAGTTTGCTTGTTGTTTAGCCATTTCCTGTGTTTCCCTCCTCTAGCCATTCAATCCTTTGCCGGATCATGCTATTATTTTCTTCTTGTGTTCGTTGAAATTCTTTTAACTCTCTTAGCGTGGAGTCGATACTTTCCATCGTTTTGTCCGAAGGTACGCTTTGCGACACGCCTTGAATTTCCCCGACTAAGTCTTGAATTCGATCGAGTATCGTATTGATATTTTCTTCATAATCGGGTGGCGTCCCCTCATCGATTTGGCGTCTCAAGTCAACCACACGCTGATCGGTATCTCCTAGATTACCCTCTAGCTTCCGGATGGTACGAGATTGCCCTTCCACACGTTGTTGTAAGTCGGTATAATCTCTTTGCTCTTTTGTTAAGCTATTTTGATACTCCGTAAGCGTCATATCTTTAGCCCCAAAGTCGAGTTCCGTTTGCTCGGGCTCGTTGATTTTGATAGTCATTCCTACAAGGCGCGAATCCTCGTCTACGCTCATCAAAGGGTTATACACGTGGTAAGTATTGCCTATCCAAAAGCGGTTGGGGTCGATATCTACTAAAGATAAATCTAGAGCTTTAATCGTAAATTTGCCGGTGGACACCAACTGATCTTCTAAAAATTGTTTGCCAACTCTTAAAAGGTTGCTGGCTTGTGTGACTTCGTCCCATGTTTCAGATTTGGCTTGGATACCAAATTCATTGATAAGTTCTTGGTCTGCCAGCAAGTATTCTTTCCCGTCATTGACATCAGCGATTGTTAGACGAGGCTTTGACTGGTCTTGACTTTCCTCGTCGTCTTCATTGCCTTCTAATCGTTCCCCACGAGGGAACAACTTTGTCACAATCTCGGTGGGGTCTAATTCCTTTGTCATTTCTAACAAGTTCTTGCGTAGCCGAATTTCATTTTCCTTTTTCTCACCGACTTCTTGCACCCAATCGAGATAGCGAACGCCATCTTCCTTTCTGATACGGATTTCGCCGCCGATATTGTCGTTATCTAGCAATTTGTCCATAATCGTGTCGTAGGTGTCCGAAGTATCATCGATAAAGCGTACATTGTCCGACAAATTCGGCATATCAATGTGGCCGACTTCAAACTTTTTGTAGTCTTCAACTTGCTCATTGTGTACTTTGAGAGCTTCCCGAAAGAGTTGCTCCCCTGTGCGGTCGCCTGTGAACTTTTTCCAGCTTTGAATGCTATCATGTAAATAAGCTTTTTCGTCTTCACATAAGTAAGATTCGCTAAGCACACGGTCGTCGCCTTGGTCGGTTGTAGGTTGTAAAACACGCCCCTCAAAAAGCACCGCATGCCACTTGGTATCCGTCACTTTGATAAGGGTTTTTAGAGGCTTAATTTTTCCCCAGCCGGGGTTATCGGGATAAATCGTAAATTCAAACGTTCCGATGTCATTGATATCTGGTTTTAAGTTATCTGCCTCAATCTTGACATTATTTGCATATTGGGAGTGTATCGTTGTACCGACTTTATCGTACTGGTCGTTATAAATCTTAACTAAATACAGTTAGATCATCTCCTTATGCCAAATAAATTCAAGCTTGCCGTGTCCTGATATTCGTAGTTCATTAAACTCTTTCGTTAACCGAAATTCCAGCTCTTTCGTTGTGCCGGCTTTAAACTGATAAACCGTGCCCTCATGCTCGATAGTCATGTTAGAGTCACAGCGAATGGACGGATTAACAGCGCCTGCGCTATTGCTTAGAATAACCAGCTCTTGCAAGCCATCAACTTCTAGCTCAGTGACTTGCGCCATATCAAAATCAAAGTCGAAACGATCCCAGATATCTGTGCCCTCGGGTTCGTTATCAATCATGTATTTATAAGCTTCAAATTCAACGGTAAGTTCGCCTATAATGCTGTCTTCATTGAACGAGGGCGCGTCTCTGACTTCTGCCAGAAAATGCCAATTGGGGTAAGCATCGTCGTACAGCTCGATCATCTTGTTCACGTTCATAAAATGGTTAAGTGCTCGGGTTTTTAAGCGATTGACTTGTTCCGGCGTATTTACACGTCTGTCAAAAACATGGAAAGTATAAGACAAGGTGCGTTTCGACATATTTTGGTCGCCATAGAGTTCAGAAAAATCGTATTCAAGATTAGAAAAAGGCACTTTTACAAGCGCCTTCTCTTTCTCGGGGTTGCCGATCTCTTTTTCTGTAATCGTCATCCCTAAATCTTTATAGGAATGCAAACCATTAAACGTAATGCCCTTAAACTTTCTCATTTAAAAAGCCAGCCCCCTTTCGTTAAATTTCGCGCGTTTTCCTTGTTCACGGTCGATATGACCGCCTAGATTCTTAGTCATTTTGCGACCATCAACATATAAATTCGAATCTTTTTCTCTTAGTTTTTCTAAGATGACATTATTTTGTTCTACTAATTGGTTGTTTTCTTTTAATAAATCGGTAATTAATGATAGATAACTATCATTTGCGCTAGTCGACGGTGCACGCATTTGATTCGGTCGTTTATTGCCTTTTTTCTTACGATCGATGTCATTTGCTGCAATAGCTAACAGTTTCATAGCGTCTGATTGCTTGCTAGGATCGGTAGGGATCACAAACTCTGGATGTCCATCTTCCGCTAGGTTGTATAAGCCAGAAGAGTTGATTAAGCCGCCGGTTGAATATCCGTGTCCTTTACCAATAAAACTAAGCATTCCACCTTTGCCGTAGCGTTTTTTAGCATATCGCATACCAGCAATTAAATTATCTAAGCCGTTCCAGATATTTCCATGACCTTTTAGTTTATGTGCATTAAAGGTACCCGGTTTAACCTGTACAAGTCCTTTTGCCCGACCGTCATTTAAACCATCTGTACCACCTAACGCTTTAGGATTTCCTCCAGACTCTGTTTGGATTTGTTTTTTCCATGCATTTACGTATGCATTAGTGACTGGTAGTCCAGCAAGTTTCAAGGCTTTTTTGATGTTTCCACTCCACTTGCCTTTACTGATATCGCCTTTTCCGAGACGACCATTGATGTGCAAGTGGTCCATATGTCCGCCTGATGGCCAGTGTTTCCATTTACTGGTTTTTCCCTGACCACCATCACCGGTTCTATCCTTGATTTTGTTTAAAGCAATAACATATCCAACTTGATCTTTAAATTTCTTGCTAAAAGCATAATTCGCCGGATCTTTATACTTACTAGATCCGTTCATACTTGGAGGATACGCCACGTCAATCGCTTGTCTTTTTCCGTGATAATATCTATCGCCTGGACGATAACCAGAAGATATCCTCATTCCTGGGTATTTTTTTACAACGTCTTTAGCAATTTTTACCAGATAAGAATAAACACCATTTGCTTCGGCTGGTCCGTCTTTCCAGATCGACCCATCGTGGGTGCCATCTCCGCCGCCACCTGCATCATCAAACCAAGACGTAAATAGATCTTTAGCAGCCTGTTTTAACTTTTTAAACATACCGCTCATCATATCTTTTGGTAGCGATCCTTGAATCCAGTCAAAATCAACGCCAAATG